GTAAATAAGTCAAATTTAAGGGGGTTTGGAGATTGGACAGTAAATACTTTTTTAAAAAAATAAAAGAACATTATTGTGACTTTTGTAGAAATGTGATATATTTTTAATATCATGTTATTTGAAGGGGGAATATTTAAAATGAAACAACATTTAAAATCATTTGTAGCTGGTATTCTAGTTGGGGCAATAGGATTAACAACGGCATTTGCAGCAGGAAGTATTAAAACAGCTACATTCAATGAAAATCAAGTAATCTATAACGGGCAAACATTGTCACTTTCACAACCTATGGTTTCAGTTGTAAAAGAGGGAGAAAAGAACGCTAGTAATTATATGCCAGTAAGGGCTGTATTGGAGGCTATGGGATATACAGTAGATTGGGATAGTTCAAGAAATGCTGTTGTGATAAATGGTAATGGAACAACAGAAATATTTGACCCAGAAATGGAAATAGCTATTAATGAATTTACAAAAAAAATGAATGAAGATATGTCTTCAGATGTAAAACAAGCAATAGAACAATTAAAAAACAATGAAGATTATGAAACAATGAGGCTACTTCTTAGTAAATTAGAACCTGCTGCTGTATGGGTATTGATGGCAGAAGATTATCAAGTCTGGTTAACTGACGGAGAATGCTCATTTCCAGAAGTTTGGGAAACATTAGCACAATACTAAATAAAAAGACACCGAAATGTGTTTTTTTATTGTCTTAAAGTGAAAAGAAGGTGAAGATATGGAAGAATACAACTACTGTATGATACCACTTACAACAGAACCTAATCAACAAATGCAAGTAAAAGTACCTATTGACAACAAAAATATTTCTTTTTTATGTACCATACGATACAACAGTGTAGGGGAATATTGGAATATAGATATTGCAGATGGTAATACAGGTAAAGTGATACTTTCTGGAATACCTTTATTGGCAAGTGAGTATCCAGCAGCGAATGTTTTAGAGCAATATAGTTATTTGCATATTGGTGCTATGTATGTAGTAAAAGTAAATGCTTCTATTAAACAAGAAAACCCAGATGTCACAAATTTGGGGACAGATTTTGTATTGATATGGGGGGATACTGTTGAGTGAATTTGGAGAAAATGTGCTTTTTGGCAGAAAATACAGAGTAATTGTGAGTGATATAAATGGTATTGGTATAGATGTATCTACATTGCGATGTACCTTCCAAATAGAAAAATCATTATCAGAAACACCAAATTATGCAGAAATTGTGTTATATAATCTATCTGCACAAACAGAAAACAGCATTATAAAAGAAGGAGCAAAGGTCATACTGGAGGCAGGGTATCAAAATCCACAGTATGGCCTTATTTTTTCGGGAGATATTGTACAGCCATTGAGAGGAAAAGAGGACAATACAACATATACATTAACATTAGTATCTCAAGATGGTGATTTGTTTTATAACAAAGGTATTATCAATGCTTCTTTTAGAGCAGGACAAACATCAAGAGATATACTAGAAAATATGACAAAGCAATCCTCTAATGCTTTAGAATTAGGACAGCTTTCGAATAATTTAACTCCAGCAGCATTACCAAGAGGAAAAGCACTTTTTGGATTAACAAGAGATTATTTTAGACAAATAGCCAAAAGTGAACAAGCAGCATTTTATATCAATAACAATAAAATAGAGTTTATAAAAGCAATAGATTTGCTAACAAATGAAGTCATAAAATTAAATGGAAAAAGTGGTTTGATTGGTATGCCAGAACAGACAGAGGAAGGAATACAAGCAACTTGTCTTTTAAATCCGCTATTAGATTTGAATAAAATGGTAGCAATAGATTTGTCCTCTATACAAAGACAAAAGGCAGACAGAAACAGCGAATTAAAAAATATAGCTGGTGCTGGTATATTTAAAATCATTAAAATAGCACATAAGGGAGATACCAGAGGAGACGAATGGTATACAGAATTTACAGCAGTCGCACAAACTGGAGCAGTTCCCGTAACAGGAGATTGTATGAGATAGGAGAAAAAATATGAATATTAGTGAATGGATAGGCAATGAGGAAGAAGCACTAAAAGTAATGACAGAAAACTATATTCAAAATGCAAGAGTAGCAATTCCTGCAATCATTGTACAATTTGACCCACAAAAACAAACAGCGTCAGTACAGCCAGCGATTAAAGATACATTACAAGGACAATCTGTAGCATTACCAGAACTTTCTGATGTACCTGTACAATTTCCAAGAGCAGGAGGATATAGCATAACGTTTCCGGTAAAAGCAGGAGATGAATGTTTGCTTGTGTTTTCTGATATGTGTATAGATGGTTGGTGGCAATCTGGAGGAGTACAAAATCAAGCAGAAAAAAGACGACATGATTTATCAGACGCTTGTGCTATATTAGGTATTACAAGTGTACCAAAAGCACTAAAAAATGTTTGTATGGAAGGTGTACAAATTAGAAATGATAGTGGTACAGATTATATACAAATATCAGAACAAGGCATATTGTTAAAATCTAAAAATATTAGAATAGAAGGAACAACAGATATTGTTGGAGTAACTACAATAAATGGCAGTCGTATTGGTACAGATGGTACATAAACCATAAAAGGTAATGTCAATATTACTGGAGATGCAGTAATAGGAGGCATTTCATTTGCAGGTCATACACATAGTGGAGTAGAAACAGGTGGAGGTAGTACACAAACTCCAAAATAAGGAGAGATTTTTTTGCAATACAGAATATTAGATGAAAATGGAGATTATACATTAGGGCAAAATAGTATGAAAAAAGACAAAGAAGCAGTAGCACAAGCAATACAAACAAGATTAGGGCTACTTTATGGGCAATGGTGGGAAAATACAGAAGATGGATTGCCACTATTTGAAAAAATATTAGCAGCATATGGTGATAATAAAGAAATGATAGATATATTGATTTCAGAACGTATTGCACAAACAAAAGATGTCAAAGAAATCAAAAGTTATCAAAGCAGTTTCCAAAATCGTGTATATACTGCAAATTGTGTTGTAGAAACAGTATATGGTACTGTTTTAATAGAAATTTAAAAAAATAGGAGGTGTTTCTTTTTTGAGTTATTTTAAGCCTTATATAGATGAAAAAGGAATACATATTCCTAGATATACAGATATTGTAGAGGACTTAGTGGAGAACGCTAAGTCTATTTTTGGCTCTGATGTTTATTTAGAAAATGATAGTCAAGATTATGAAATTATATCTGCACAAGCGTCAAAAATATATGACGCTATGGAATTATTACAGAATATATATGAAAATAGAAGCCCTAAAACAGCAATAGGCTCTGCATTAGATAGTATTATTAAAATAAATGGTATGAAAAGAAAAGTCAAAACAAAAAGCACTTGTGACATATTAATAACAGGAATACCAAAAACACAAATAGTATATGGTATTGCAGAAGATATACAAGGAATAAAATGGGATTTACCAGAAAAAGTAATGATACCAGAAAGTGGAAGTATAAAAGTAACAGCTACTTGCCAAGAGTTCGACCACACTGCAGCAGCAAATGAAATATGTAAAATAGGTACGCCAACAGCAGGCTGGGAAAGTGTGATAAATGAACAGGACGCTATAAAAGGACAAGTATTCGAAACAGATGGAAATTTGAGGGCAAGACAAAATATAAGCACTTGTAAACCTTCTAAAACGGTATTAGAAGGAACAATAGGCGGTATTGCTGAAATTAGTGGTGTAATAAGACAAAGAGTATATGAAAATTTTGATAGTGTGCCAGATGAAAATGGTATACCAGGACATAGTATTGCTGCTGTAGTAGAAGGTGGAGATAATAAAGAAATTGCAGAGGAAATTTATTTGAGAAAAACACCAGGTACTGGAACATATGGTACAGAAAAAATAGCGGTTACAATACTTGATTGTTATGGAAAAGAAGAAGAAAGCATAATTTCATTTTTTAGACCAGTGTATAAAGATATTTTTGTAACAGTAAAAATAAAAGCGTTATATGGTTATACAGTGGAATTAGGAGAAAAAATAAAACAGAATATAGCAGAATATTTGAATGGATTAAGAATAGGTGATGATTTATCTATTTCGGCAATATGGGGTGTTGCATTGTATGCTATGCAAGATTTAAAAACACCTTCTTTTTCTATTACAGAAGTAAAAGCTGGTACAGAAAGTGAAAATCAAAAAGCAGAGGATATCGAAATATTGTTTCAAGAAGTCACAAGAGGAAATGTAGAAAATGTTGAAATTATTGTGCTGTAGGTAGGTGGTGAGTAAATACTGATATGGAAAATAAAAAGTATTTAGATTTGATTGTGCCAGAACATAGAAAACCAAAGTTATTACAATGGCTAAGTTGTCTTTTGGAAAAAATAGAAGATATAGAAAAATGTGCGGAAAGTATTGATATTTGTTTTGATTTGGATATTGCACAAGGAAAACAACTTGATATATTGGGTGAATTAGTAGGTAGACAAAGAGAATTAACATTTCAGCCTGAAGAAAATATGAGTTCTGTATTAGAAGATAATATTTATAGAACAGTTATTCGAGCCAAAATAGGTATCAATCATTGGAATGGTACTATTCCAAGTATTTATATATTGTGGCAAAATTTGTTTCCTGATTATAAATTACATATTAAAGATAATCAAGATATGTCTATGAATGTTACTGTAGTAGGAGATTTAACATCTTTAGAAAAAAATTTAGTACATTATGGTTATATTGTACCTCGTCCAGAAGGGGTAAAACAAAATACAGAAACTGCGTCTGAATTGCCACTGCCAGAAAAAACAATGTATGTAGGTGGTGCTGTATTCAGACCTATAGCAGAAACAATATTATCCGAAATGGAGTATCAATATGACTTTAAA